TTCATACGGAACATTCAGCACTGGCATTAACATTCGTAATCTACACAATGTTGTGTTTGCCTCACCATCAAAATCAAGAATAAGAAACTTACAATCTATTGGGCGTGTATTGCGTAAGGGCGATAACAAAACTTACGCAACTCTTTATGATATTGCTGACGAATATAGCAGAACTCCTCAGAAAAATTATACTCTAAAACATTTAGATGAACGATTGAAAATATACGAGGAAGAAAAATTTAATGTAGAAATAATTAAAATCGATTTAAAATAATATGGAAGAAGAATTTTACGCATCCATGAAACTCACTTCAGGAGAAGAGATCATAGCTAAAGTTAGTTATGACTCTGATGATGATGTTGTCATTATTCACAACCCTCGTGTTGTCGAAAAAGTTGAAATGCAAAAGCGAGGAATGATCGTAGAAGGAATCGTCTTTGATGATTGGATTAATGCTTCTGAAGAAGACATGTTTATTATTCCTAGAAATCAAATTATTACTATGGTTGAAGTAGAAGAAAAATTTGTTAGTTGTTATGAAGATCATCTAAGTGATAAATCTAAGTATAGAAAATCAAGAATAACTAAATCAAAATCTAATTCTAATAGACAAAATCCTAAATCTCAAGAGGGTTTCTTAGGATCTATTAAACAAGCTAAAGGATTCTTAGAGAATATATATAATAAATCTTGAAGGCGCAACATTGCTATTATACACAAATTTCTGAACTCTGTCAAGCCCTCTTTACACCAGAGTGATTTTGTGTTATACTTTGATCATGAACGGTACAAGTAAATGTTAGTAGTAACCGAATCTATGAGTAGAAGAGCAACAAAGGAAAACTATGTTAACAACAAAGAGTTTCTGGATGCTTTGATGGTTTACCGCCAGCAAGTTTCTGCTGCTGTAGAATTAAATAAACCCAAACCAAGAATTCCCAATTATATTGGAGAGTGCTTTCTAAAAATTGCTACTCATTTATCATACAAACCAAACTTTGTTAACTATATGTTTAGGGAAGATATGATATCGGATGGTATAGAAAACTGCGTTCAATATATCGATAGATTTAATCCAGAAAAATCTACAAATCCCTTTGCTTACTTTACTCAAATTATTTACTTTGCTTTTCTTCGTCGTATTCAACGAGAGAAAAAACAGCTAGAAATCAAATCTAAACTTTTAGAACGTTCTGGATTTGATGAAGTTTTACATATGGATATCCACAATGGTGATATGATAGGATATAATAATACTTCAGATATGAATAGCATTAAAGAAAATCTTGAGATGAGATCTAAACGATGACAGTAGCATTAATCACTGACCAACATTTAGACGGGAGGAAAGGCAGTGTTGCGTTTTGGGAATACTTTAAAAAATTCTACGACAACATCTTCTTCCCCACTCTCGAAAAACACGGAATCAGAACTATTATTGATCTTGGTGATACGTTTGATAATCGTAAGGGGATCGATTTTAATGTTTGGAGCAGGGTGCGTCAACATTATTTTCAACGTCTTGAAGACATGGGCATCGCCGTCCACATGATTCTTGGCAATCACTGCACTTACTATAAGAATACTAACGAGATTAACTCACCCGATTTGCTGCTGAAAGATTTTAGTAATATTGAAATCTACTCTCGCCCAGAGACAGTAATGATTGATGGCACTAAAATTCTTATGATGCCATGGATCAATTCTTCTAACATGGAAGAAACAATGACATGGATTAATGATACCAGTGCTGAGATTGCTATGGGTCATCTAGAGCTGAATGGATTTGAAATAACTCCTGGTATGACAATGGATCATGGCATGGATCCTGCCATTTTTAAAAAATTTAAACAAGTATTCTCTGGTCACTTTCACCATAAGTCAAAGAAAGGAAACATTCAATATCTTGGTAACCCCTATCAGATGTTTTGGAATGATTATAAAGACGAGCGAGGATTTCATCTCTATGAACCAACAACAAATAAACTCAAGCGGGTCAAGAACCCTTATGAGATTTTCCAGAAAATCTATTATAATGATTCTACTGGTTCTCATTTCAGCTTCGATACCAGTGAGTGTACAAATTCTTTTGTCAAGATTATCGTAGAAGATAAGAAAGATTACTTAGCATTTGAAAAGTTCGTTGACGAAGTATTTGCTAAGCAACCTCATGATGTAAAAATTATCGAGACACTAGTGAATGATTCTTTTGTCGAAGATGATCAAGTCACTGAAGTCAAAGATACACTAACTCTTTTGAATGAATACATTGATGAGGTAGAGTTAACCGTCAGCAAAAACAAACTCAAAAGTCTTATGAAAACTCTATATATAGAGAGCTGCGAGGTAGTGTAATGTTTCTTATCACTCTCAAGGAACAACCTGATGGTGTATATTCAGTCATTGACGAAGAGGGTGATCATGTGGTATACTTCTTTCAAGATGAAGATGATGCCGAAAGGTATCTTGGATTACTTGAAGCCAATGATGAAGATGAAGACCTTCCCCCTTTGATGACATACGAAGTAGATCCTAGAGCAGGTATCGGCATGTGTGAAATGAGAGGAATGAAATATCTTATTGTAGAACCTGACGACATTATTGTTCCCCCTAGATCATATGATAATTTTCAAGACAATTAAATGGAAAAATTTTCTTTCAACTGGAAATCAATTCACTGAAGTTAAACTTACGAAAGAAAAAAGCACAGTTATTTTGGGAGCAAATGGCGCTGGTAAGTCAACCATTCTGGATGCTCTCACGTTTGCTTTGTTTGGTAAACCCTTTAGAAAGATTAATAAACCCCAACTTTTAAACTCGATCAATCAATCTGATTGTGTTGTAGAATTAGAGTTTGGTGTTGGCAAGAATAAATATAAAGTGGTGCGTGGCATTAAACCAGCAAAGTTTGAAATTTATCAAAACGGTGTAGCACTTGATGAGAATGCTTCAGTCGTAGATCAGCAGAAACATTTTGAGCAGACTATTCTCAAAATGAATTATAAATCATTCACTCAAATTGTGGTGCTGGGGTCATCCACCTTTGTTCCTTTTATGCGCTTGCCCTTAGCAGCTCGTAGAGAAATCATTGAAGACATCCTTGACATTCAAATCTTCTCAACTATGAATGTCAATTTAAAAGAAAAAATAAAAATTACTAACGACGAATTAAAAGACCACGAATATAAACTGTCTCTTATTAAAGAGAAGATTGATATGCAAAAGCAGTTTATGCTCGATATTGATAAAAAGAATAAAGAAGATATTCAAGAAAAAGAGAATCGTAAAGATACTCTATTAACAGAAGCATTAAATTATGAGACAGAAATCCTCAATAACGACAAGGAAATCGACGTTAAGACCACTGCCGTTTCAGACACGCAGACGCTTAAAACAACGATATCTAAGATCACTTCGATCAAAGAGAAACTGTCAACCAAGCGAAAGTCACACGCAAAGGAGAAGAAATTCTTTGAGGAGAATGATGCTTGCCCAACATGCGGTCAGAGTATCGCAGAGCATTTTAAACAAGAGAAGATCACGCTTCTCTCGGATAAACTTGCTGAGGTGGAAAAAGGCGTGTCTGATTTGGGACAACAACTTTCCGATCTCCAAGCTAAAGAGAATACCTTTATTCTTTTGATTGATGAAATTAACGAACTCAATCTAAAGAATCGACAACTCAATAATGAAATTAAGTCACTTCATAAACGAATTGAAGAACTGGACGACGACATCAGAAAACTCAGGGATTCAGATGTCAATCAACGGGAGCAGTTTTCAATACTTAAATCCCTCAGCGAAGACGGGAAGCAAATTCAAGAAACGATTTCTGAAACAAAAGAAGAAAAAGACTGCTTACTCACAGCGGCGCAACTTCTCAAAGACTCGGGCATCAAAACAAGGATTATCAAAAAATACCTTCCGACGATGAATAAACTCATCAACGATTACCTAGAGAAGATGGAATTTTCAACTTCATTTATGTTAAATGAAAACTTTGAGGAGGTAATTAAATCACGATATAGAGATGAGTTTAGTTATGAATCTTTTAGTGAAGGAGAGAAGGCTAGAATTGATATCGCTCTATTGCTTACTTGGCGCTCTATTGCTAAACTTAAAAGTAGTGTAGATACTAACTTACTTATCCTAGATGAAATCTTTGATGGGTCATTAGACCAAAACGGCAATAGTGATCTGGGGTGGATTCTAAAAACGTTTGACGAAAAGACAAATGTATTTGTAATCTCTCACCGAGACAATATGGTAGACAAGTTTGATCGTTGTTTGCGATTTGAGAAACATAAAAATTTTTCATATGCCACAGATGAATCATCAGATTAACTTATAAGGGGTTGCTTCGGCACCCCTTTCGTCGTATAGTAGGTTCAACAACGCAAGAGACCAATGCTGAACATGGAAGTCAAGGGCAATCTTGCCCGACTCCTCGCCACCGAAAACCTCATTGTTGAGCATCGCAAGGTTGAGACCGCCATGTTCAACGTCAAGGATCGTGTGCTCACGCTGCCCATGTGGGATGTAGCATCGTCTAACGTCTATGATATGCTCGTGGGTCACGAGGTCGGTCATGCTCTGTATACGCCTGACAAGTGGGGCGCTGACTTTGGTGTGCCCCAATCCTATCTCAACGTCTGTGAAGATGCTCGCATTGAGAAGCTGATGAAGCGCAAGTTTCCTGGTCTGGCTCGCAACTTCTATGCTGGATACAAGGAATTGAGCGATGCTGACTTCTTTGAAATTGGTGACCGTGCGCTGAATACCTATGCGTTGATTGACCGTATCAATCTTTACTTTAAGATTGGCGTTCATGCTGGTGAAGTATTCACTTGGAAACCTGAAGAAAAAGTTCTGGTTGATCTGCTTGGAGTTGCTGAAACCTTTGATGATGTTGTAGAAGTTGCTCGTAAGATTCTGCAGTACACTCAGGAGCAAGAAAAAACTGAGGTGGAAATGGATACCGCCAACTCTACTCAAGGTGGGGGTGATTCCACCCCAGATGAGGGTGGGGGCGATGCTGGTCAGCAAGTGTCTGGCGACGGCAACCAAAGTCAAGGTGATGCTGATGATGACCAATCACAAGAAGATGATAAAAGTTCTACCTCTGCTGGTCAAACTGGTGGCGTAGAGAAACTGGAATCTGAAACTGACAAGGCATTCAGTGAAAGGCAAAAGCAACTCTCTTCTGATAATTATTACCAAGAGATTAACTATATTGAACTGCCACCGTTAAATGTTGAGACCTTTGTAATCCCTAACAAACAGGTGATGGAAGATTGTAGGGTTACTTATAGTGAACAGGGAGCATTTCTGTTTGCTGAAGTAGACACCAGCTATCTGAAATTTCGTACAGAATCTCAACGCGAGGTCAACTATTTGGTGAAAGAGTTTGAAATGCGTAAGTCAGCAGACCAGTATGCTCGTTCATCTACTGCTAAGACTGGTGTGCTTGATACTCAAAAACTTCACACCTACAAGTGGAATGAAGATGTGTTTAAGAAAATCAATGTGGTGCCCGATGGTAAGAATCATGGTCTGATTTTTATTCTTGACTGGTCTGGTTCTATGGGTGGTTGCCTCATGGATACAGTTAAGCAACTGCTGAACCTGGCGTGGTTCTGTAAGAAAGTGCAGATTCCTTTTGACATTTATGCTTTCACTAACGATTATTGGGCAGCTCGTGCTTACGATTATTCGTCTGGCACCCGCACCAAATCCAAGAAACACCATAAAGAAGTGCCTGGTTATGTTTCCGTTTACGAAAACTTCCGCCTGCTGAATCTGGTTAGCGGCAACGGTCGTAATGGCAAAGACCTTGAAGATCAACTGAAGAACTTCTGGCGTCTTGCTAACTCTGAAGGTGGTTATCGTTCTTATATCAATCCTCCTGGTTATGGTCTGTCTGGCACTCCCCTTCATGAGGCAGCGATTTCTTTGACTGCTGTTATTCCTGACTTTCAGAAGCGTAACAAAGTACAGAAAACTAATGTGGTTATTCTGACTGACGGTGAATCTCAATCTATCAACTACATTGTTGAGAATTCTTTTCGTTACAACGGTGTAGGTTACAATCATATTGACAGAGATTGTGTGCTGCGTGATCGTAAAACTGGTCGCGTCTATCCTCGCTTTGAGGGCGGATACTATGGTTGCTCTGATAAAGTCACCAAAGTGTTTCTGCAGAATGTGCGTGATCGTTTCCCAGATGTAAACTTGATTGGTATTCGTTTGGTAAATGGTCGTGGTCTAAATAGCACTTACAATAATGATGACTGTAAAACTCCTTTTGATGAAGTGCAAAAACAATGGAAGAAAACTAGATCTGCTGAGCTTGTTGACTTCCTTGGTTATCAGTCGCTTTACTTAATGGCAACGGATTCGCTATCTGCGAATAGCGAATTTAATGTGGAAGAGGATGCTGATACTAAACAAATCGGTAAAGCATTCACCAAATCTCTTGCTAAGAAAAGTGTCAATAAGAAGATGCTGACTTCTTTTGCTTCACTCATTAGTTAATCTAATCACCCATGGGGTTGCGTCCCCTCTTTTTTTGTCCTATAATACCTACATACAAAACAAATCCACCATGCAGAATTTTGAAGTCTCCCCCATCATTGAGCGTTTCGGTCCAGTCGTGACTGCTGCTGACCTTCGCACCTATGCTGATGAGGTCGGCACCTCCTACCAAACTCTTGCTAAGAAACTTAATCATTTCAAGGTTCAACGTGGCTTGTGGCACCTGACTGCTGTAGAGCAGTTAGAGCAAACTTTCAATCAACCTGCTGCTGCCCCTGCTGTTACCGAACAGGAACAACAGAACCTTGTTCCTGCTAAAGATGCTAACTTTGTCCCGTTCGGGAACTTTCCTGATCTTAAAAAGATTATCTCTTCTCGCCAGTATTACCCTATCTTTATCACTGGTTTGTCTGGTAACGGTAAAACTTTCGGTGTGGAACAAGCTTGTGCTCAATTAAAGAGGGAGTTGATCCGTGTCAATATTACCATCGAAACAGATGAAGACGATCTTATTGGGGGTTTCCGCCTTGTTAATGGCGAAACAGTGTGGCACAACGGACCAGTCATCCAAGCTCTCGAACGTGGCGCGATCTTACTTCTCGATGAAGTGGATCTTGCATCTAATAAAATTCTTTGCCTCCAATCCGTCCTAGAAGGCAAGGGTGTTTTCCTGAAGAAGATTGGCAAGTATGTCAAACCAGCCGATGGTTTCAATGTAATTGCCACTGCCAATACCAAAGGTAAGGGTAGCGATGACGGTCGCTTCATCGGCACCAACGTGCTCAACGAAGCATTCCTTGAGCGTTTCCCTGTAACCTTTGAGCAATCATATCCATCGCCTAAAGTAGAAACTGCTATTCTGAGGAAAGCTGCGGAGTCGCTGAATGCTTACGATGCTGAGTTTGTTGAGCGTCTGGTAGCATGGGCAGAGATTATTCGTAAGACCTTCTACGATGGTGGTGTTGACGAAATCATTTCTACCCGCCGCCTGGTACATGTTATTCATGCCTACAGCATCTTTGGCAAACGTAAGAAAGCAATTGAAGTTTGTGTTGCTCGTTTTGATGACGAAACCAAACAATCCTTTCTTGAGCTGTATGCTAAGATTGATGCTAACTTGAACCCTGATGATGACGATAACGAATCTCCAGAAGATATGGTGCGCCGTCATGCTCGTGAAGCAACTGTAACCTTCTGATGTTTGAAGACCTTCCCCGCCACACCCTCATTCGTAAAAAAGATGGGGGTCTTTTTCTTGTTAAATGTAAAATTTACGAATGGCATGGAAAACCTGTAGGCGTTTACATCGGTCATTTGTATAGAGATGACACAAGGGTTGACTATGATCCACATACATGCTATATTGGTGACATTGATTCTGTATTGGAGAACTTTTAATTATGAACTTAAAGTACAACGAAGATGTAATTCTTGATGAATTACGTCAATACATTATGAACACTTACACCCAACACTATTCTGTTGGCGATGATAAAATTCAAACTCTAGATTTGATTGAAGCATGTGGAGACGGTGAAGCATTCTGCCGTAGTAACATTCTTAAGTATGCTTCTCGTTACGACAAAAAAGGAAGTGCTAGAATGGATATTATGAAGGTGCTGCACTACGCAGTTCTTCTAATGAACTTCAATGACAAAAACGCTACCCGTGAAGATTACAACCGATGAACACAGTCGCACTATCCCAAACCACACTGAATATTTTAAAGAACTTTGCTACGATTAACAATGGGATTATCATCAAAAAGGGCAATACTCTACGAACCATTTCCAACGCTGAAAATATCCTGGCTACAGCAAATGTGGAAGAGTCTTTTCCTCAGACCTTTGCGATTTACGATCTCAATCAGTTTATTGCTGGTCTCAGTTTGTTTGACAATCCTTCTCTTGTGTTTGACAATAGCGACTACGTTACTATCAAAGACGGTCGTAGTCGGGTTAAATATTATTTTTCTGATCCAGAAATTACGCTCAAAACTGCGCCAGACAAATCAGTAAAGTATCCTGGTTCTGATATTCAATTTACTCTGTCTGCTTCTGATATTGCTGCCATTCAAAAAGCAACTGGTATCTACAAGCTTCCTGACTTAAATATCAGTTCTGATGAAGAGATTGTTCTGTCGGTGCGTGACAATGAAATCGCAACATCAAATACTTATGATATCATTGTTCCTGGCACCTTCGAAGGTTCTCATTCTCTTGACCTGAAAGTAGAAAACATTCGTCTTCTTCAAGGTGACTATCAGGTGGGTGTATCTAAACATCACATTTCAGAATGGAAGCATTTGACACATGACCTTACTTATTATATTGCGCTTGAACCTTGATGAAAAATTTCCTGTGGGTGGAGGAATACAGACCTCATAAGATTGAAGATTGTATCCTCCCTAATTCGTTAAAGAAAGTATTTACTGGATTCATTGAGCAGGGTGAGATTTCTAATCTTCTGCTCTCTGGTCCGCCTGGTGTTGGTAAAACTACCGTCGCCAAAGCATTGTGTGAAGAACTTGACCT